AATAGCAAACCATTTAAAAAATGTTTTTATCTTTCTCATCAATTCTGCATGTTCTCTATCATGCTGCATTTGCATCTGAATATGACGCTTGAGTGCCGCAGACTGTCTTGCATTTAATACCTTAGATTGTTGTAACACCTCAGTCCATAATGCACCCAATTCAGGTGGGCTTTGATAAATCATTATCTCACGCAACTCAACTTCCATCTGCTCAAGTTTCTTTTTCATCAAAACTCTTTGAAGAGCACGATTTCCTAGAGAATCATCACCTGTATATAAATCATATGATCGTTTTTCTTCTGCCTCAAATACTGCTATACACTTTGCTTGGTTGTCAAAGAAAGCACCAAGATGTTGACCAAGTTCAAAATAAATGTCACCAGTGTCTTTCTTGTTTAAATCTTTTATTCTAGATTTTTCTTCATTAAACTGTTTAATTGCTTCGGGTGGTGGTTTCTTTCCCTTTGCTGCATAGTTACCATGAAACTGCTCATCCAGATCTTTGAGCACATCCTTTATATCTCCAGCTGCACCTTTGATATCTTTGTATAATTTACACCCAGCCTTGATCGCAGAAACTGCTCCATTGGCCAGTGCAAAGAGTGTTAGAGGATCCATCTATTTCCTCCTTCTCCACTCTAAACAAACTACACGACGTTCATAAACATCACCAGTCCATGTCCATCGCACACATTCCCATTCTGGCCATTTTTTAACAGGTTCTTGCGCAAGTGCTAACGCTAAGATCCATTCATACATCTTACTCTATTTCCGATCTTTAAGCCAGTCTTTAAACATTACAGTAAAAACCATCAATAAGGGTATCGTAGATAAAAGGAATATTAAATCGTTCGTTGTAATAATTATGTTGAAGTGCATACTTCATATCCTTTAATTTTTAGCATAATCTTCACGTTCTTTCTTTTCACGTGCTTCACGTTCTTTTTGTTGCTGGCGCAGAACTAGATTTCTTTGTGCCAGCTTTTGTTCATAAATTCTTTTTTCTTCTGCTTGAGCATAAATACCAACACCACCCATAATAAATGCAAATACAATAGCAGATACCGCTAGAAAATACATGCCAAAAATAAACATATCAGCCATTTTCTTTTTGTGGGCTAATACACGCTCAGCTTCTTCACGCTCTGCTTCTGCACGTTCCTTGAACAATCTAGTACGTTCCTTGATCATGTGTTCCCACAGTTCAGGCTTACCCAATTGCCAAAGAATCATATCTTTAAGATCACGCTCTGCTTGACGTAGAGCATCGCTATGCATAGCGATTTGCAAGGCTTCATGACCCAACTCAGCATCAGTCTTGCCGAGTCGACTAGCCTTTGCTTTTACCTTTGCTCGTTCACGATGTATAGCATCTGAAGATTCGAAGAACTTACTAAACTGTCCTGATAGACTGTTTATGTCCTTACCCAATGCAATGGCTTGCTTGATGTAACCAACTGCTGATTGGGCTGCAGTAAAAGCCAACCCAATAGTAATCGGATCCACAACATTCTCCTGATTATGTTAAATCATCAATGGAATCCATAACCAAACTGCCTGAGACATAATAAAGGCTCCAAGTGCTCCGACTGCAACACTGGCTTTAAACATATTTTGATTAACTGCTAGAATACTAGCTGTCAATAAAACAATTGCTATTTGTAGTAAACTGCCTGCGTAAGTATAGAAAGGACTGCGCTGTTTAGCTACTGATCGTTCAGCTTCTAATCCTCTAGCCTTTGCCATCAATTCAACTTTACCCTCTCCAGTTTTTGGATCGGTTTCATATCTGTCAATTTTGCTTTTTAGTACTTCTGACTTTTTCTTATCATTGGCACGAACTGCATCGTCATATGCCATTTCTGCTAAAGTCTGCTTAATAGACTTTGCTTGATAAAATGCCCAAGTGTTGTTGGCTTCGATTGTGTTGTTTAGGATTTTGCTTGAGTTTGATCCACCAACAAGTGTGTTGATGGCTAGTAATGCTGCTAAAATGCAGATTACCATCCCCGCTTTGTCTTTGATTTGTGCTTCTTTCTCAGAACGAGAAAGAGGTTTTGCTTCTACTTTGATTTCTGCCATTTGCTAAACCCATATAGTTATTCTTATGATCTATTTAGGTTTTTTGTCTTGCAAATCTTCCACTTCTTTTTCTATAGTTTTAGCTCGTTCTTCTTCAGTTGTAGGAGTAATCCTTCTTCCTGCAGAATCATACTCAATAGTCTTAACTGAAACTCCTGGAGCAGTATCTCTGTTCGGTTTAAGAAATTCTCTTACGCTTGTCATAAAGTGATTTGCTTTAGGAGTCACGTAGGTATTCGGGAGAGTATTAAATAACTCTGGCTCCCAATCTTTCGTATGAGTCTGTTCTGTTACAGCAAGATCTTCTTCTGTTATAGTATCGGTCTGAATAGGTGTAACTTTATCTTCAGACTCGATATTATCTTCTATATTTAAAATATGATCTTTTGGTGGTTCTTCAGCAGGTAAAGTTCCAGCATCAATTATTTCTTTTTTATTACTACGTGAAAGATTCCAGTTTGCTGCTATCAATAATAGTACAGCCAGTGGATCAAACACTACTACGATAAGCATTGTAACGAAACGAACAGCTTTTTCTAATATGTCTGTTTCTGGATTATCACCATACAATACTGCAGCAATGTATTTTATTGGACCGACTTCGGCTTCGACTTTACGGACTTCGCTGGCGATCGGGGCACGTTCTTCGTTGTACTTGGCGATCTTGGTTTGCGCTGCACCGATTTCGGTAAGGATTCTGGCTCTGTCTTTTTGCTGTCCTCTGCGGATGGAGATGGAACGATCGGCTCCACTGGCTTCGGTTGTTCTGCTGAGGGTTTGATCCACTTGAGCATCGAGTTGAGTAAGTTCTTTACGGCTTGCATTGATATTCTCCTTTTCGGTTTTTATCTTTTCATCTATGAGAGCTAACTTTGATTGAACATCACCTGTTGGTATTGCTTGATCTAAGTGGGCTTTTGATAAGAAACCAAAGATACCCATAGAAGTTAACAACATCAAAATTACTAATGATACTGTGAAATATGACTTCATAAGTTTTGGAATTTCATTCCAGTTTCTATAAAGCCATGATGCAACTACAAGTTTTGCTGCTTCTAACAGAGAACCCATAATGGCAATCGGTATCACTGCTGCAGCAAAAATTGCGCAAAGTCCAGCAATGGCGTACCATGCTGCAACAGCTGAAAGGGATAATGCTACTGCGAATAGTAGATATGTCATAGTTTATTTTTTATATGAGATCCATGCACTCGAACAGATATCTGTCCATTATAGTATGCATCGGACTCTAGTACTTTCCTTGCAAATTGCTCTCGTGCCTCGATATAAGAACACTCAGCCTTTGATTTACAAAAGAATAAAATCTCTCGAGTAAAGGATTCCTTACCCAGAGACTGTATATCTTTATTTAGTTCTTCGCTGGAACCATAATAATCTAACCAATCAGAATCTATCTTAGATTTGATTTTCTTTCGTTTCTTAGTCCCATTTTTTAATGTGACCATTTTGTAGGATGTTTTAGAAAACTTTGATAGTTTCTTCCCCACATACATACGACTGTTGGCTTTGTTCGTAATTAAATAAACAAAGCCAACACATTCGGGTAATTCTTCAACAATGATATTTTGATATGTCCACATAAGACATATTTATTCATCCTCGTCTAACCCTTCTTCTTCATAAATGTCAGAACCACATAGTGGGCAATGAACGATATCTTCGAAATTAAAGTCATCACCCTTTATTGTTATCTTTCCTTCTGCATCGCAATGATTGCAATTAAATTGTTTTACTATCATGCTGCTTTCCCCCATACATCATTCCAGCTACCAGACAAAGCACCTTTAGCATAATCTGTCACACGATTCTCAAAGAAGTTACCATGCACTGGCGCATTGATCATTTCTTCAACCCATGGTAATGGATTGCGTTTGACTTTGTAGATACCTTTCATGCCGAGACTGATCAATCTACGATCAGCAATATAACGAATATATTGTTTGACATCAGCTGCAGAAAGTTCACGCATATCACCATTGGCATAACAGAGATAG